ACCTTCCAATCCTTTATGCTTGGCATACTGAAACGCAATAACCAAAGTCACTACAAGCAAAATTAACACCGCAACCAGTAATACCGGGAACGGAATCTGTTTTAAAAAGTTAAGTAATTCCATAAGTAATTCCTCCTAATCAATGCTGTATTTGGCCAGAACTTCTCTGTCCATTTCTTTTTTGTGTGCTTCTGCACGCTGAAGATTTTCAAATGCTTCTTCGAGCTCGCCATTATGCTCTCCTTTTACAATTGCATGATGCAGCCAAAAGAGCACGCGCCCCGTAGCATGTGTAATTTCTTCATCCGCTTTTCTCTGTTCAATTTTATACTTAATGCGTTCCTGCTCTCGTGCCTCCACTTCCATGAGCCTTCGCTCAATATAGTGACGAATCAGAGCAAAAAAAATGCCGGCAACACCTCCGCTGCCAAGCACAGATAGACAAAATGTTTCGAGCATTACTCTTCCCCTCCGAGTGCTTTTAAGAGCCGATCCAGATTACCTCCGATTAACCAATCCACCAGTTTTCGCATAAGAACCTCCTTTCGCTATTAATAGATGCCAATGTGTTGCGCCTAAAAGGTCTATCTCTCGCATGCACCATACCTTACCTCCATGAAAAAAGGGAACCTCTACGGTTCCCTCATGCTTACATACTCTTCCTTTACTTCTTCAATAATCCCTGCGTCAAGTCTTTCATCTTCGCTCGCTTCTACATTCAGCATATTTCGCAAATGAGAAAGTTCGGTTGCCAGGCTCTTGATGAACCTGCTCTGCCTCACTATGATTTCATCCTGCTTTTCAATCATATCTTCATAGAATTCCACAAGTTCTAAAACCTGGTTTTCATCCATCGTCGTTACCTCCACTTGTATCTTGGTTTTTCTTCACCAAATATCCAATACCTCAGATGATCATCCAATACAATAGCTAATAGAGATAGGATATACCATGCCACAGTAAAAGGAAGACATATCTGTCCAATTATATTAAAAGGCATATTGCTGTAATCCCATATTCCAAGCCCCAATACAATATTCAAAATGTATCCGGAAAGGAACTCAATTGCAGTTATCCCGACAGCACAGATAAACATCTGTTTCCATATGAGCATATCCCATCCTAGAAATTCATTTATCGAACCACAAAACAAGAAGCAAAGCCCTCCAACCAGTACCATAGGCAGTGAGCTGTACCCTCGCCATATCAGTTCGATCATGTAGTAAATCGTACCTCCTATAGCGAAAAGCACAGCGTTTCTGCCTATGGTCTTCAGAGCATTCATTTAACCTCCTTGTCGGCTGCCATTTCGGCCAGATAGTCCTTTAAAACTTCTGACTGATATTCTTCCGGGATCGGCGCTCCGTATTCAATCTTGGCGATTTCCGAAGCTTTCGCGCACCCTTTAATCCACATGTTCAGTGAATTCCCATAGGTTGTGTGATAGCTTTTGAACTTCATTGCACCATTAATAATTTTCTGCATGTCTTCGGCAGAATAATAACGGCAAGGATTTCCGTCCTCGTGGTATTCCAGTTTTTCACTGCCTGCTGCAAGCTGTGCCTGTTTTCCAAATAAATTCAGCTGGTCTTCATCTTTTAAGCTGAAATGTTCTGTTCCTGAAGAAATAGAAATGTCCACGCCTGCAAATACTGTACTCTGGCAAATCTGCGAAATCTCTTTCTTCTTATTTGCACGATAAGTTTCAATAGAAAGATAATCTGCGTTCAGACCTTCCTCCTTCTCTTTTAACTGGTCGAACCAGAAGTCAATGTCTGCAGATATTTCTTCTTTTGTTACAGTGTCCACTGTAACCTTAAAATAGATTTCATCTGCTTCCACTCCCTGTGGGCCTTCCTCGCTTTCTGGAAGCTGAGTTTCGTTTTTGCGGATCCATACATCTGCAGTCCCATCGGGTAAAGTAGCATAAGTGATTTTTCCCTGTGATACAGGACAATTCGTTTTATGCATAATTTTTCCTCCACATTTTATAATACTTTTCAGTGCTATATTCTTTTCCCTTGGCATAATCGCTGACTATTTTTCGAGCTATTTTTATAAGTTGATCAACCCGATTCTTTTTCCGGTAATGAGCCATATTCGTACTTTTGAACCATCCGAATTGAGAAACCACGCTCTGTACAAATTTCATTTTTACTTGAATTTTCTTACGCAGTTTATCGGAAAATATCTTTCTTTTGCGGCGAGCAGCCAAAAATATACGTTTTCTTATTGTGACCCACGTTTTTCTATGCTTTACCTGTTTTCCCAGGTATCCTTTTGAGACTGTATTTCCTCCATGAAATCGAAATCCCATATAGTCCAAAAGAGAGCCTCTGGCTTTTCCATTCCTGTCTTCATACATAGCCTTTGTCATTTTCCAATCAGGCTTTATATCCAGATCAAGAATCTTATTCATATATTCTATGAGCATTCTTTGTGCCATATGGACGTCTTTCTTATTCCCGGAAAACAATACAATATCATCCGCATAAAATATAACGTGTGATATAAGTCTTTTTTTCTCGTGCCTTCCCTCTGCGGGTAGAGATTTTTACCAGTTTTTCACTTGCATAATGATATGCATAGGAAAGAAAATAATTGCAGAGATCCTTGCTAACAGGAGATCCTATGAGAATTCCTCGCATAGTGTCTTTGGATTCCGGATTCGGGAACTCTTCGTACAGTTCTATAAAAGTCATAAACATATACAAAAGTTCGTGTGATTTATGTAGATCCCGTTTCAGGTATCCCCTCAACTTTTCATGAGAAATCGAAGGATAACACCGTCTTATATCGCATTGAGTCATATATTTTGTTCCATCTGCATCAGAAGAAAGCCATTTCTTTACTGCTTTCTTTCCATAACTTTGGCCTCTCCCTTTTATAGATGCTACTTGATAGGTTCCAAATTTTGCTTTCCACAAAGGTTTTGCAGCATCTCCTGCAACTGCCTCATACAATCGGAAAAGTACCGTTTCTAATCCGAGATCTCGAATTTTGCCGCTTCCCTTGTCAGTAATCTTCGTATAACGGATTGCCGGTGCGGTTTGACACCACATAAGAATATGTTCCTTCATGGTTCTTTCCGCAATATTAGCTGCCATTTCCTCACTTAACAAGTGAAGTGTCTCTTTCCAAAAAGAACTTCCAGGTTTAAAGTTTTCCCTTACATATTCTCTGCTCTGCGATGCATAACCAGAGATGAAGCGTACAGTGCTATTCTTTTTGTATTTATTATGGAAATAATCATCAATGCTATTTTCTATTTTGGCTGTATCAGATACAACCAGGCCTTTACAATATGTTTTCATTTTTCCTTTCTTTCTGCTTCAAGGACTTTCGGTTTTACTACTAGTCCCCTCCTGTGTCCACTACCGCCACAGGGTGTGACCGACATAAATGTCGGTCACATGCTGGTTTGTCTATTTCGGGCATTCCGCCCAAGCCCTTTCGGGGTTTCCTCTGAGGAAACGAAATACAGCACATCGATATTATGCAGAAATTCGAGCGGCGTAGTTCCACCAGTTGTTACCGAGCCCATTGTTCAGGTTCGCATTCCGGCGGCCGTCAATCGTACCGTTGTTCAGGTTGCCGGAGCCAAGAACGGAAGCCACTGTGCTGTAAGTCCTAAATTTTAAAATCTATTCACCCGGCTACGCCGGGAAACAATAACGGGGAGATCCCCTCTTGCTGTCGCAATTCACCCCCAGGCTTATGCAGCCGCTCTGCGTCCGCAACGCCCACAGGCAGAAAGACGAGCGGCGTCGCCCCACCAGCCGTTACCGAGCCCATCGCTCAGGTACGCACACCGGCGGCCGCCAACCGCACCGACGCCCAGGTAGCCGGAGCCAAGAACCTCTCGCTGGCCGTCGCCAGCCTTTTCGAGGTCCTCTGTATAGCACCCGTCAGCGTAACCATTACTTGAAGAAGCATTTACTTCTACTGGATATCTAACCTCTGGATCATCAACTGAATACCCAAGCTTGCTAATATATTTCCAGCTTCCTTTATTGTCCGGAATCACATAGCCGAGAGCAATCCAGTCCTCTGTTGTTGCGCCAGCTGTCGTTATTTTTGTACAGTCGTAGCAGATATACGGACGCATAACATGGTTCTCAATCTTCATAACTGTGTTACCCTTTGGTTCCCAAAAACCAGAAGACATCTCCACACCAAACAAAATATATGGTTCTTTTCCACTGGCGTTACTTGTCGGTGATCCGCAGGAACCAAGCACGCCATCGCAACCACCAGTATTCCAAGGCATTGTAGATAACATTGTCGGGCACGTCACTCCCGAAACCGTAGTTGATGCTGTTGAAAACTTCTGCCCTCCATTATCCACATAGACAGCCGAACTATTATCGTCATAGTCTTCGATTTTGGTGATTCGTACCCTATTGGCCTTTGCGTTGAGGCCAGTATTTCCTCTATCTGTTTCTGGTTTACTATCGCTTGTTAACGAAGAAGCATTTCCAATGGAAACAGTTCCTCCAACGACAAGTTCTTTAGCAGCACTTTTGGATATAATGATACGTTCCACATCATTCTCCTGTACTGTGGCAGGTGTCTGTGTCCACCACCAGTTACATCCTGCCATCACCGACTGGCTATTTCGAGTTGCAAAGGCAATCTCCATAAGTCTTGTCATTCTCTCGGAGTCCTGTGAGGTTTCAGCACAATACTGCGTGCCTTTCGCCCTGAACTTTGTGAGGGAACTCTGGAAGCTGTAGTTTTTCGGAGATACGCCACTAATCGAGGACGCAACACCGTCCGCATTGTCACCAGACATATATTTTGCAATTGCCACAAATGGCCGGATTGTTCCGTCTGGTCGGATTGCGCCGCCCTCCGGCAGCCACTCTGCAGAATGTCTGGTATCAGAAATAACGGTATCCTCGCCATTACTGTCAAATTTACGATATACATACTGTGTTAAATACAGACACCATGTATCGTATTTTGTCCGAGAAAACTCATTATCAATGTCCTTGATGTACTGAACTTGAAATTCCCCATTCTCATCAACCGATCCATTGACTTCCAGATATGCAAAGCATCCTTTTCCGTCAAAATCATTTACTGCTCTCACTGTATTTGTGCTTGGTGCAGCTGCCATGCCTACAGCATCAAAAAGCCGGGTTCCATTGCTTGATGGAGTTACATCATAATTATCAAAATGCACTCCATATTTCTTGCCATCTTTATGCAGGTTCAAAAGAAATAATGCTTGTTCATTTTTTGAAGCTGCAAATTTTGTAACTGCTTCTTTCAGAGCTACATCATTATTGATCAGCTGTCCTAAAAGAGCATTAAATACATCTGCGTGTGCTGGATCAGAAGTTTCCAGTTTTCGCAAATTTTCATCAAATGTTGCTCCAGAAATATCGAAATACGACATTTTCTACCTCCTTATGATAACATTTATCTATCATTATCCGATTACTTGTTACAAAATATCGAAATACGTTAGAATGTATCATCACACTCGAACACGCATTCCATGTCTGCATCTTTTCCTTTCTTCAGAAACGCTTTCATGGCCACCATATCCCCATCTGCATCATATAACCCAACTTCAGAAATATAAGTGTTTGCCAGCTCATTTTCTGCCAGTGTGCAGCGATATCTGATTTTTGTATCAGAAAGAACCTCATAACCATCAACGTTCTTGCGAAGCAATTCATGATGTAAGGTGTTCTGATCGGCACTGTGTGGTTTTACTGTTCCGCCCGAATCTACACCTCCATCGCCAAAAGCCATGCCTACAATCTTTGGGAGCGATGAAATCCCCGCTCTTGCTTTTACCATTTTTTTCTTAGCCAGTGTTGTAACTGTAGTCCCTGCCATTTAAAGGACCTCCCTTCCTGAATTTAGTTTTACGCTTCCATCTAGCCTACACGTTCCATCCAGTCTTGCGGCCCGTGAAGGAATAACCATTGTGACCTCTACTTCTTCTTCGTGTTTAACAGGCGCACGAAT